ATATTTTTCTTGCATTGTTTCTGGCTAGTTTCTACGCCTATCAGGACTGTTTTTGTCTAATATAGTTTTATATCCGACCTTACTAGTCTGACCATCCAACCACCAGCTCGAAACGGCATCCCCCACGGCTCGCGTTTGTATAAATATCAATACCTCCAAAATTCCCACCTAATTTTCAAACTTAGATCTTTTCTCCTCTGTTTTCCTCCGAGAAAAACTAAAAGTATCCTTTGACAAGCCCTCACCGGGGACTTATCTTCCCCCTATGTCTATTAGGAAAATATGGGCCGCGCACCGGGAAGTTCGCAGGGGGAACACCAGTAGGCTTCTTGGGCGGCAAACATCGGGAGAGGTAGCTAAGACTATCAAGCTCCTACGTTCGTCGGGCCGGAGGAGAGGTGACGATGAGTTGTGCCCTACATCCAGCCCTGCACACAGCTTAACACATCTCTCTTCCGTACCCTAATGCTATGGCAAAAGCAAAAGCAAAGAGTAGGTCAAGAGTCAACGAGGCGGGGAATTACACAAAACCGACTATGCGTAAAAGGCTCTTTAATAAGATCAAAGCGGGAAGTAAGGGCGGTAAGGCAGGGCAGTGGAGTGCACGAAAAGCCCAGATGTTAGCTAAGCAATACAAAGCTGCAGGTGGGGGGTATAAAAACTAATGGCAGGACGACGGCACTATAAGAAAGATGGAAGTGTCTTTACCGGTAAAACTCATCGTATGCCAAACGGTTCTGTACACTCTGGCGGCAAACATAGCTCTTCTAGTACTCGCCTTTATAGCTATAACGATTTATCAAAAATGGCACAAAAGAGAGCACGTTCAAATTGGCGTTAAAGAAAAGCCAAAAAAGTCTAAAAAACTGGACAAAGCAAAAGTGGCGTACAAAAAGTGGTAAGCCCTCTACACAGGGAAAGAAAGCCACAGGAGAACGGTATCTTCCCAGTGCTGCAATCAAATCCCTGTCTGCGTCTGAGTATGCCGCCACAAGTAGGAAAAAGAGAGCTGACACAAAGAAGGGCAAGCAAGTCAGCAAGCAGCCCAAGAGAATTGCAAAGAAAACTGCGAGGTATAGATAATGCCAGCGGGTAGGCAGGGACGCAGAAGAGAGATAGACAGCTCCGTTATAATCCGTGCTCTTACTGACACACGGACAATGGAGCAAGCAGCTAATATTGTAGGTTGCAGTGCTCCAGCTATCTCTGCGAGAGCGAAACAGGATGTTGAAGTAAAGCAAGCTATTCGTGAGCAAGAACGGGCACGTGAGAATGACATAGCTGAGGCTATTGTGGAATGTCGCGGGATTCTGTCTAAAGTGGCGGAGAAGGTTGGTCTTGGGAGTGGGGCCGCTGTTCGTCATCACATTGGGCGGAATCCCCGTCTCAGAGAAGTCTTTAATGAGGCTCGTGAGAAAGTCGTAGACACAGCTGAAGATAATGTGTTTCAGGCAGTTGACGAGGGGAACTTGGCGTACAGCTGGAAAGTTCTCCAAACACTGGGGAAAGATCGCGGTTATACAGAGCGGCGAGAAGTGGAACAGCAGCATGTCCATAGTGTGGACCAAGCTAGCACGGATAAGTTGATAGAGGCTTTGAACTCGGCAGCTGCTGTGCCAGAAGCAATCGAAGCAGAGTTCCGTGAACTTTCTCCAGAAGATCACTCTTTGGTAATGGAAGCACTTTCCGAGGCGGCTCCAGAAAGCACCGAGGCTGATGAGTAACGGGGGTCTCACAATCCGCGGTGCGGCAGAGGAACTTGCAAGAAGGCAAGCAGCCAAAAAAAGCTTGATTGAGTTTTGCAAGTTCATGGATCCTTCCTACGAGCCATATGAAATACATAAGTTGATTGCTCGTAAGCTGGAGGATGTGGAGGCCGGTAGGCTTAGGCGGCTTGCTATCTTTGTTCCACCAGCTATTGGCAAGTCCCGCCTCGCGAGTGAGTTCTTTCCAAGTTGGTTCTTTGGGCGCAACCCTACGATGGAGTTCATTGAGACTAGCTATGATGAAGCATTAGCTAAGAGCTTCGGGCGAAATGTACGAAACTTCCTACAGCACCCAAGTTATAGTCTTCTTTTTCCCGATGTCACACTTGCTGATGACGCTACTGCTATGGCTGAGTGGAAGACGAATCAAGGGGGAGAGTATAAAGCGGAGGGTGTAGGTGGCGGTCTTATCGGGTTCCACGGGCACATAGCTATAATTGATGACCCATTTAAGTCTTATGAGAGTGCTCTTTCGGACAACCAGCGCAGAATGGTTTGGGACTGGTATGCAGGTGTTCTTCTTAACAGGCTTAGGAGTTACAAGGATGGTCCCGGTTCTGTCGTTCTGATTATGCAGCGTTGGCATGATGACGATCTCGGTGGGAGGATAGAGCAGCTAACGGAGCTTGGTGAGGAGGAGTGGGACATAGTTAAGGTTCCGTCCATCGCGGAGGAAGATGATCCTCTGGGAAGAGCTGAGGGAGAGCCGCTTCTTCCAGACGGGCCGAATAGACGAACAAAAGATGAACTGGAACAGCTTCGGAAAAGAAATCCGAATATCTTTATGGCTGTTCATCAGCAGAAACCCTTCTCCGATGAGGGGGATCTGTTTAAGCCGGAAGACCTTCGACCTTATCACTTGTCTGAGCTACCAGATAATCTTACGGTTTACGGGGCGAGTGATTTTGCCCTTTCAGAAGGTAGTGGAGATTACACTGTACATCTTGTCTTTGGCGTGTGTGACAAGGGTCACATCTGGCTTCTTGACTTGTGGCGTAAGCAATCAAACATTTTAGATGGGGTTGCCAGCTGTGTTGACCTGATGCTTGTGCATGAGCCTCTTCAGTGGTTCTTTGAGAAGGTTCATATGCAGAAAGCAATCGGGCCGATTCTTACGAAAGCGCGCAAAGAAGTTGGAGCGTGGACAAGTTGTGTTGATGTTTCTATAATGGGTAAAGGGCGTAAGGACTCACCGCAGAGGGCGGGTTCTATAGCTGGTGCTATTCAGATGGGGTATGTGCATGTTCCCGCTGATGCGCCGTGGCTCGGTGAACTTAAATACGAGCTTGTAAAGTTTCCTAATGGGAAGCATGATGATCAGGTTGACACTTTAGCTCTTGTCGGTATGCAGCTTGATAAGTTACTTGCCGCTCGTGGGCTTGATCCAGTAGATGAGGGTGAATTTAAATTAGAAGTCACGGCTCCAACTTTCAACGACTATGTTGAGCAGAATGGAAGAAAGCGCAGACGGCGCGGAGCTTACTTAGGTGCTATAGTTGTTCCTTTTCCAGAGAAGAGTCCATTGGATGATGACTGGGAAGAAACGGCTGTAGGATAATAATGAGTGGGGTATATGTATCCTGAAACTGAAGAAGAACGCGTAAAATACTGGCAGGGACAGATTGCCTATAGCCAAAAGAAGGCGCGTCCCATGTTTGATGCTTGCAAGGTTTTGCAGCGTCAGTATTTTAATGAGTCTACTACGGATAGAGAAGAGACTGAGGGAGAGGAGTTCAGCGAAGAGCATATTAGGCGGACTAAGAGTGGTTTGATCTTTGGGTGGATTGATCAGTCTATAGCTAATATGCTTGATCGGGCTCCGATGTTTAAAGTCTATCCCCAGAATAGGCAGGCAGCGACAAAGCTAGCAGAAGATGATCCGCAGAGTCTTAGCTATGCCCAAGCAGCAGAGAAGGTTATAAACTATCGTTACAGAGAGACTAATCAACTTCGTGTGGATGAGCGGATAACGCTGGACGCGTTTCTTAATCCGTATGGGGTTGCCAAGTTAGGATACACCTTAGACTCGGATGAGTTGCAGAATAACTTAGTGGCAGAGCTTGACGGTGCTCTTGATCCATCCGAAGATCCATCTGAGGAAGACTCACTTTTGATGATTGGTCAGGCCATTAAAGTTGGGCCAAATGATGATCATATGTTTCATCTTGAGTCGCACAAAGCCCTTCGGGCTAACATGGAGCAGGAACTCAAAGCGCAGAAAGTAAAGAAGTCTGAGCGGAAGCCTATATTGGCTGTCATAGATAATCATATACAGTTGCACGAACAGTATATGGACAGGTCGGAGCCCAGTGCGAATAACAACGTAAAGCGTGGTGCTCCTTATGCTGTTCGCTGGCGTCCCGATATGTTCTTGACGGATTCGCTCAGCACGGAAGGTCCGACTGATGCGCGTTGGATTGCTTTTGGTTGGGAGCTTCCCATAGAAGAAGTACAGGCTAGTCCCTTCTACAAGAACACAGATCAGATACAGTCTACACGTTATAGGGACGTTCCGGACTATCCCGATGACGAGGATGATTTTGATGATGGCTTTGACATAGTTAGAGGTTGGGAAATCTGGGCGAAGAATTTTCCAGTTGCTCCGGGAAAGTTTAGAAATCTTCTTATAACTATTGTTGAAGATTGTGATGTGTTTATTCAAGAGGAAGAAGAGTGGCCTTACGATAGGATTGATGACTATCCGGTAGAAGTTCTGTCTTACCATGCGGGTATTGATAGTTGGTATCACACGCCTACGCTGCTTCTTGGCGGCGGAGACACGGTGCAAGCTCTTGTGAATGAGATTATGGACTCCTTCCTGTCTGTGATTCGTAAGCAGAAGAATGTGTGGCTGGTTGATCCTAAGATGGGGATAAATCAAACAGTCATTGCTGACATGCTTGCGGCTCCAGATGGTTCTGTAATTGAGGTTCCGGGCTTGGCTGAGAAGGGAGCTGGTAACTCTATCATGCCTCTCCCTTTTCAGCAGATACCGAATGATAAGGGGCAGTTGCTTGGTCTTCTTCAACAGATGTTTGATCGGTCTGTTGGCACTCCGCAACCTGTTCAACTTCCTAAGACGGACACAGCTACTGAGGCGAGTATTCTTGAGAAACGGAATACAAGTCGTGAGAATAGGCGTAGTGCCCTTCTTAGTGAATTTCAGGTTCGTAAAGCCCGTAAGATGTTTCAGATGGACTTGCAGTACTTACCTGAGCAGTTGTTCTTCATTGATCGTGGAGTTTCGTCGTTTGTTGAAATTACAGCTGAGATGGCTGAGGGCGAGTACATGACGACGATGGATGTTACAAGTCACTCCACAGCAATAACAGTTGAGCGTAAGCAGTTTATGGACTTGCTTAATCTTATGTCCGGTCTTACGCCTCTGCTTGTTCAGACTTTCGGTCTGCCTCCGAATATTCCAGAGCTTGCGCGTCGTGTTCTTGTTCGCGGCTTTGGTGAGCAGACCGTTGAGGAGCTGCTTCCAATGCTTGACTACGCAAGTCAGATGTTGCAGAATCAAGCGGGTGAGAGGGCGGCACAGATGGAGCAGCAAGCTGCAGCCCAAGCAGGACAAGCGGGCATTCAGACTGAACAGGGACGAGCTCCTGAGTTTCAGGATCCGCAAGCTGCGGCAGCGCAGGAGGCCATAGTGCAGGGGCAGAATCAAGGCACGGGTATTGGTCCAATTAGCCCTCAAAACTTTAATCGTAATGTTCCTAATGAAGGGGCGCAAGCTGGAGAGGCATCATAATGGCAACACGGTTTACTGAAGATACTTGGCCCAGTGATCGCTGGCCGTCATTCGCATTTAAGGAGATTGCTTGTCGTGAGACGGGTGATTGCGTCATTGATGAGGAGCTGATGGACGCTCTTCAAACGATACGGAATAGTGTCGGGCCTTTAGTTATAACAAGTGCATATCGTGATCCAAAGCATTCCATTGAGGCAGCTAAGATTGCGAAGACTGGATTAGGAGGTGCGCACACGCTGGGTAAGGCTGTTGATATACAGTGTCGTGGGGCGAAAGCAGTTGAAATTTTAGGATTAGCACTTGAGCAGGGTTTCACTGGCATTGGCGTTAGTCAAAAGGGTGATGGCAGATTTCTGCATCTTGATACAATAGCAGCAGAAGATAACTTTCATGTACCTCGACCACACATTTGGAGCTACTGATGAATAAAGCAACTTTAAATCGTAGAAACAGAGAACGTAGAGCAAAGCGTAACAAGCAAGAGCGCGGAGAATCACTGACAGGTTTTGACCGTCTTCAAGCTGAAGCTGATGCAGGTGTTGACGCTGAAGTCTCGTCTATGCTTGAAGAGCAATTTGGGAGTCTTGATGAAGCGCCCAAACCTAAAAAATCTGCTAGCTCTTCCATTGTTGTTGCTAAGCCAAAAGAACAAAAGAGTTATAATTTAGGTGATCCCGGTGAAGGTAGAGAGTGGATTATAAACGAAGATAATGATGAGGCTATTTTGTTTGATACTGACACTTATCAAACAAAAGGGCGTGTTTCATTGTCTGAAGCTAAAGCGGGCGATAACGTTCCGCAGGTGTCTTCTGCAGTAGAGGAGGCTCTTGCTTTTGAGGGTGGCGCAGCTGATCCTATGGACGATCCGTTTTTAATGGATGAGCCGGTTGTTAGCGGCACGCGTATGCCGTTTGACGCAGACACTGTGTTTAGCTCTCCGTCTTATCTGAGGGCGCAGGCTGATATGATGGAAGCAGCGGGAGAGGCCGGATTAGACGGGGCTCCGCGCGATCCGCGTATGCGTAGTGAGATGTTTATGGCGGCTGCGCCAGAAGAGTTTGAAGTAGCTGCACAGGGACCAGCTATGCAGGAAGTTGCCGCGCAGGAGTTGATGCAAGAGTTAGAAGCGCGAAAAGGGCTTGGTCAGGCTGATTTTGTTGATTTGTACGATGAAATTCAACGTGGCATGGATCGTATCGAACCGGTTGGTGCGACAGATGGTCGTCCTAATAGGCGGAGACTTGAGCGTGATTTGTCCGTTAAAGTTGGAGGTCGTCGTATTCCGGCAGTCTTGGCCAACAGAATCTTAGATGAATATAGAGCTGACTATAATCGTATTCGTGCTGGTCGTGCTTTAGGCTACGGTCATGGTGGACGTAGAGATCGAGGCGTTCGTCGATGAGTGGTAAGAATGCTACACCTAGTATAACGTGGGGAGGCTTAGCCTCCACCACAAATATGATTGGTTTAGCTGGTAAGCGTAAGAAGAAAAAGAAGACTAAAACGAGAAAGACGAAGAGGCGTTAGAGTGCCTGTATATTCTTTTAGTTGTGAATCGTGCGGTAAATCTGAGGATGTTCTTAGATCAGTCGCACAAAGAAATAATGCCACAGTTTGTAGCTGTGGCAATAAGATGGTGCGTGTTCCAGAGAGATTCACTGCGGATACCTTCGAGCCGTATTTTGATGAAGGTCTTAACAGTGATGTTTACAGTCAACGGCATCGCAAGTCTATCATGGCAATGCAGGGCGTGATAGAGGCTGGAGACCCTGTTCATGGAGGCAGGAATTTTGATTCTAAACTTCCGCGCTTAGTGGATAAACAGCCACCGAGGGGTAAAGTTTGGAATCCGCCGCCAGAGCAGAGTAATGCGACTGTCAGCACTGTAGATGGTGACGGTAAGACTTTGGATACGTACAAAATAGATGACTTGCCAAATGCAGGGCAAGATTCCAATGGCAGGGCTAAATAACTGTGTATCAAATTGTTATGCAGTTGAGCGTTGCCCTCCTACAATTTTGCGGAGGATGTAGTAATGAGTGAAGCAGTTGGGGAAGATTATGCAGGTAGTACTGCTCAAGAAGACTTCAGAGCTTTTCTGGATGATCAAGAGCAGGAGTGGGGTGATGACGGACTCGATGAGGACGTTTTAGATGGGCTGGAAGAAGAGGAACTTTACGAAGAGTCGGCACCGGATGCACCGTTGTCACAGGCTCGGCGTGAAGGGACTGATGAAGTAGTACGTAGACTAAGGCAGAGTGATCCAGAGGCCGCTCGAATAGTTTCTGATATGCAGCGTAAGATGCACCAGAACATCAACGAGTGGAATACTTTACGTTCGGAGGTTCTCGGTCTTCGTGAACAGCTAATAGCGCAGCGGGAAGGTAATGTCGGTGGGGAAGCTCCTACGCAACAACAAGAAGCAGCTTTGCCCGAAGGTGTGACAGAGCAACATCTTGATATGTTTCGTAGTATGGCAGACCATTTAGGGTATCTTCCACGCACAGAGTTGGAAGGACGTGAAGCTGATGCGAGAGCACAGCGTTATGTCAATGAAAACTTGGCGCAAGCTTACGAGAGGTATGGTGATAGTTTTGGGGAAATGGATGAGAACGGAAATGTGCGTATTCATCCGGAAGTTCAACAACGCCTTAACCGGCGGTTGGAGAGCTTGCAAGACCCAACGAAGGGTATAACACCTTTAGACTTGTATCAGTTAGAGTTTGGCGCAGCTCCAGTTGAAGAACGGCAACAACCACGTCGTCAGCAACGACAAGCTCGTCGGCCTCAACCTGAACAACGTCGGCCGTCACCTAGTGCGACCGTTAGACGAAGCTCCCGTGGGAATGCACCAGTTCGCATTTACGACCCACGACGCGGTGATTCCGCTGAAGATGTATTTGATCGGGCTTGGGCACTTGGTAAGCGACAGCTTACAGGACAATAACAACGAGGCTTTGCCTCATAATTAATGAGAGTAAATCATGGGTATTAAAGACGCAAATCCATCAATTACATGGGGTGGACTACTTAGCACGACTGTCATGAACTATCTTGACAGTGGCATGCTGCGTGATCAGGTACACAAGCGCAGTCCTTTTTGGAACTGGATGACGAACGGCAATCGCATTAAGAAGCTCAGCGGTGGCGAGCGTATTAAGGTTCCGGTGATGTATGAAGGTTCCGGTAACTTCAAGCGTTACTCCGGCAATGAGACGCTGGATCCCAGTGGCTACGACGGTCAGACGACTGCTTTCTTTGATTTCAAGCAAGCAGCTACGACGGTTGTTATCTCTGGTCTTGAGAAGCGTTCTAATCAAGGTGAAAGCCGCATTCGTGACTTGGCTAAGGATCGTATGTTCCAAGCTGAGGCTACGTTGGCGGATAACCTTGCTACGGATGCGTACAGTGATGGTACGGCCAGCGGCTCGAAGCAGATTACGGGCTTAGAGGCGATGGTTGCTACGACGGTTACGAGTGGTACGTATGCCGACATTAACTTCGGCAACAATGACAAATGGCGTAACAACGTTATCACTGGTGTTGGTAACGCAGCTGCTAACCTTCTTCCTAACCTGCGTACGCTGTATAATGATTGTACGGAGATTGCAGGTGTTGAGGGTGAGCCTGACGCTATCTTCACGACGCAGACGATGGCTGAGACGCTGGAAGCTCTCATTGTTCCGGCAATTCGTTATACGCCGGGTGGTGAGGGTGACTTGAGTATCAAGCCTCGCTTCCGTGCTGCTGACATTTACTTTGAGTCGAAGTGTCCTTCCGGTACTTTGTACGTGCTTAACAGCAATCACATCTTTATCTTTGTTCATCGTGATGCTTACTTTAGCATGGGACCAGAAGGTATGCAGAGTCCGGTAAACCAAGACTCGTTCTTGGCTCCGATTCTGTTTCAAGGTAACATGGGTTGTAACTTGCGTTCGTCCCTCGGTAAGCTTACTGGGTTGACCTAATAGGAGGTTGAAATGGCCGCAGGAGATGTAAACACTAGAACTCTTGGTCGAATGGGAAACCGTTTGGTCATGAGTGGAACTCTTGAAGCAGCTAAGGATGCAGAAGGTAATGGTACAGCAGTTGCTTTGGCGGATACGAAGAGTCGCATTATTTCTTGCTTTGTCCAAAATGCGGACGATGAGGAAGGTGCGCGTGTTGTTTTGAATTCCAATGACGGCACAGCTGATACGGCCAACGGATCTATTTACGTTGTGTCGGATTCGACTGATCTTGATACTTGGAACTACGAAGCTACCCTAGTCTAAGAGGAGAAATAGTAATATGTTTATGCAAACTGTAAATCGTACTGACACGGAGCGCGTGTGGGTTACGGTTACGAACAATAGTGGCGCAGACATTGGTGTGCATGATCCTGTTTTTAAGTACACGACAGCAGGAAATGCGTCTAGTGTTGCAGTAAATGAGGGCGCAAGCTTACTTAAAGCAGGCTCTACGGACAATAAGCACGGCCACCTCATTGGTATTGCTTATGAAGACATTCCTAATGGAACTGAAACTGGCTTAGTTCAGGTTTACGGTTATTACGAGTCGGTCCGTTTAGCTCCTGAAAGCGGTGTTAAGGCTATAAAGCAGGGAACTGGTCTGCGTGTTCCTTCTGCTGCTAGTGTTGGTTTTTCTAGCGTCGGGCTTAATGTTGCAGAAGCAGTTAATGTTGTTGCGCTATCTGAAATTACGCAAGCGCAAATCAACGCTGATCCGGGTTATGGTGATCACGTTTTTATTCGTGCTCTGTAACAAATCTGTACAAAGTGAGGGGGTAGGGGAAACTCTACCCCCTTATAAGATGAGAGGGCTGGAATGTTTAAATTTTTAAAGCCAATAGAACCGAAAGAGTCTGGTGACTATTTGGTTAGGTGTTCTTGTGGGCGTGTTATGTGGCTACGTGCTCCAGACAAAATTAAGCGTCACCACATAGGACATCAGCTTAAAGTTCTTGAGTATGGTACATTTTGGGAATTTCTGTCTGTAAAATTAGGGCTTGTAAATAAGAGAAACTTTAACGAGTTTACAAAAGACTGGTATGAAAGTGGGGCTGGAAAGTGAAACTAGTTATAGGGCTGCCGTGGTATAATGGGCCGGATGCTGAGACAGGCCCGTTGTATATGGACATGATGATGTATTTCGGGGCATTGCGGGAAAGGACGTTAATGCGTTCTGAGATGCCCCGTGATGCGTGGGAAGCAACCAACAGGGCATTGCCCCCTCTCGATGAGACAGGCGACCCAGAGGGCAACCCAACGGACGAGGATTATGATCGTCTCGGTAAACTGCAAATAGCACTTGTTGACTACAGCCGTTGTAGCTTAGTCGGCAAAGCGCGTGAGATGATAGTTGATGTAGCGTTAGAGTGGGGAGCTGACTATTTGTTTTGGTGGGATGCTGACATGAAGTTTTCGCCGTCCACTTTTTTGCGCTTGTTTAGGTCAAATGTGCCAGTAAATAGTGCGTTAGCTTTTACTGCGCGGCATCCTACTTATCCTGTTATATTTAGTGTAAACAAAAAGGATGGTGTTTACACTTCTAAAGTTATTTTAGATTATCCAAAGGATAAACTAATAACAAATAAAGATGTTGGTGGAGAGTTAGCTATTGGGGCTTCCTGCACGCTTTTTAATATGTCTGTATTTAGAGTTATACCTAAGCCGTGGTTTTACAGTACTGGTTGCGGTGAAGACTGGTTTTTCTGTATGCGTTGCTCTGAGTATGATATACCACGGTATGTGGATACTCGAGTAAAGACCCAACACAAAGAGCACGCCTCGCGGTGGTCTAATGAGTCAACTTACTTGCAGTATCGAGACATTCCAGAGCTTAAAGACTCTTATGACAGTATAGCTTTGCCTAATGAAACAAAGCTTTAACAGTATGAAATCATTACTTACTATAGCTATTCCGACATGGAATAATTTACAGCAATTAAACTGGTGTGTTGACAGTCTTTTTAATTATGCTAGTTATTCTTTCGACGTTGTAATTGTTGATAACAGCGGAAAAAGTGAAGTAGAAGAACTTTTAGCAACTAAAGACTACCCGATAAAAGTGATAAATAGTGATAAAAATTTAGGTTGGATGGGGGCGATAAACTTAGTGTTGAAAGATTGTGACACTGAGTATTTTTGTATGATGAATGATGATGTCATATTTCCTCCCGCTTCTCAGATGTTCTGGCCTAAGTTACTTGTGCACTTTAAGGATGACACTGTAGGAGCCGTTGGCCCGTGTTCTAATTTTGTTGCGGGGCCTCAAAGTCTTACACAACAAGATACTTCTATTGTTTTTAATGCTACCACACTAATTGGTTTTTGTTCTTTAGTTCGTACAGGGTTAATACAACAACTAGGTGGGCTTGATGAGTCACTTCCGGGTGGAGATGACTTTGATCTTAGTATAAGAATACGCGAAGCAGGTTATCACCTTAGAGTAGATAAAACTGCATATTTGCATCACTTTGGACAACAAACGGGAAATAGAGTTCACGAAGGTTTTTGGGACTCTTCGTGGCACCAAGAGTTAGTCAATAATGCCTTGATAAAGAAACACGGCTTGAGTAAGTGTATTGAGTCGCTTTACATGGGCTGGTATGAACCCATGTTAAAGGAGGCTTAATAGATGTCTTGTGTAGCTTATTACATTTGTGTATATTCCTATAATAGGAGGTCTGCATGAAATCTCCCGGCTTGTTCTACAATGCAGACATCCGGAATAATGGAACAGCTCGTAGAGTGTCTGAGGCGTTTTTTCGTTTGGGGTTTAAAGAAACTGGCCTTGATCGTTATACTCGCCCGTTTCACGCTAAAGTTGACTACGACAAGCATGACTTTTGGCTTTTTATAGATGATGGGCGCGATGATATACCAATGGAAGTGCCTAAAGGTGATGCACCTAAGTGTTGTTATCTTATAGACACGCATCTTGGGTATGAGCAGAGACTCGAATGGGCAAAGCACTTTGATCATGTGTTTGTTGCACAGCTTCCAGCGGTTGATAAGTTTAAGCAAGATGGAATAGAAAATGTTCACTGGCTTCCTCTTGCTTGCACTCCGTCCACAGACCTGACTGCTGGAGAGTTACTACGTGCTCCAGAAGAGACTAAGGGAGAGTGGGGAGTCAACAAGCGGCACGATGTGGTTTTTGTTGGGTATTTAAACAGTGGCTATGTGGTTGGTGGAGAACAACAAGGCAATGATCGTATAGCGGCTTTAGATTATATATTTAAATGTTTTAAAAATAGTTGGTTTTCACGAAATACTTTCTTTACTGATGCCGCAGTTCGGTATGCACGGGGTAGAGTCGGTTTTAACATCTCTATTCGTGATGATCTTAATATGAGGTTTTTTGAGATTATGAGTTGCGGAACCTGTCTTGTCACGAATACTAATGTTTTTGGTATTGAAGAGTTAGGTTTTGAGGACGGTGTTCACTTTTTGGGATACAAAACTTTAGAAGAGGCGCGAGACAAGATACAGTTTGCGCTTGAGAATCCCATGGAGCGTGAAAACATAGCAAAAGCTGGGCATGATTTAGTCAGAAGTGCTCACACTTATGAACACCGTGTACAACAAATAATAGATACAATTAGCTGAGAGGAATAGCTATGGCTCTTGATATTAGTAATGGTCGGTGGAGTGCCACTGCCGCAGGAACGAATGCTGGAGCAACAGCAAGCAAAGCGGGTATTACAGGTAAGACATACATTGTTGATCATATTAGCTGTCACGGTGATACGAATGGAACTTTGCAGTTACGGTCTGGGTCTGATGTATTAGCTGAGTGGTTTATAGACGCGTCGAACAATAAAGACGCTAATATTATTGTAAATGGTTATTGGATCATAGAGCCGGGAGCAGCAGCATCAGCTGTTCTCAGTGCAAGCACAAGTGATTGTCAGGTTAATATAACAGGTTTTAGTCTACCTTGAGGTGTAAAATGCACAAGCCATATGTAGGAAAAGGAACAAAGACTGTTCTCCTCATCGGATCACCTGATGAGGAAATGATGGAAGAAGAGATGATGGAAGATGACTCTATGGATATGATGGGTCAACTTGCCAGTCTCAGTGATAGAATTAAAAAGATAGAAAAAGAACTTAATATTTCTTCTGATGACTCGGATGAGGATGACGAAGAGTATGAATCCGTGATGTACGGCTAAACAAGGAGGGCTGGTATGCCGGTTTTAATTGATGTAGAGAAAGAAGAGCAGTTAGGAATTGAAGAACGGGACTTGGAATCTGGAGTTCCTCTTATCCTAAATAAGGATCAGAAAGGTGAAGTTGTATACACGTCCTATATAAGCATGAACAAAGATAGGGCTGATTGGCAACCGGAAGGTGAGTGGCTTAAGGAAGTTACAACAGACTTAGCGGCTGGAACGCGCAGACAGCCTCGATTGCTTGTTAAGGGTATTGATGGGGAAGATAGGCCAGTTAGCATTGACGATGGTCTTATTATAGGGCTAAAAGGGACTTTGTCGAGGATTGTCGGAATACTTCCGGGACGAGCTCCCATGACTATGGAAGAAGTGGATGCTTATATGGACGCGAATCCAGATGAGCAAGTTCCTACTTTCCAAGAGTGGTCTTTCCGTGTTGATTATGTTAAGAAGACGGACGGCCCGCAAGCCAGAGCTAACATGCTTAAGAGTGAGGAGAAAAAGAGAGTAGAAAGCCAAGCAGATATGTTTAAGGCTTTTGCTGAGCTTTTTAGGATGGGCACCAATATGCAACAGGGCCAAGAATTAAGTCCAAATGCCCAACAGCTTCTAAATGCTGGAATGGAAGTAGCTGGAGGAGGCAAGAAAGGTAGCTAGCTGTGTACTACAGCCAGATAGTATCTGATATACTTTCGTACGCGGGACAGGCGACTGGCGGTAAAGCGGAAGATTTAGTTAAGCGCGCAGTTAACACTGTTTACTTTCGCGTGATGGAGGAGATTAATACTCCATACGAAGAGAGGGAGTTTGCGGTCACTAGTGTAGCTAATCAGCGCAGTTTAGGTATGCCTCTTTGGGTTAGAAACATACTTAATATTGAAGATACTGATACTCCACAGATGCTGAATGAAACATCAGCGAGAATGTTTGATAGGACTAGAGCGGGGTCTACTGAAACAGGGACTCCCTCTAGTTTCTTTATTTTGCAGTCAAAAGGCGTTCAGAAGAATCCAGCTGAAGACGGTCAGTTGACTGTTGTTAGCAGCGATGCAGGTGACGCAGGTAGTGACTTTAAAGTTCGCGTTGAGGGGTTTGACACGAACGGATTGTTAGTATCAGAGCTATTCGCAATAAATGGAACAACACCAGTAAGTACAAGCAATTCTTATAGTTCCAGTATGGGAGTAGAGCGCATTGTTAAAGTGCCAGCTGAGGGTAAAGCGTTTTCTGGTACTATTACTCTTAAGGACTCATCAGGAAATGCAATAGCTGAAATACCCGAAGCATGGGAGAGTCCGGATTTCTTGTGGATTGACCTTGATCCCATTCCCGGTTCAGTTATAAATTACACGGTAAGAGCTGAAATGAGAGTCCCCCCTCTTTACCATGATTATGACTGGCCAAAGTTTGATGAGCAGTTTCATGATCTTTTGATCTGGGGAGTCACTCAGGATCTTCTTGCTGCTTGGGGCAAGCCAGACACTGCTGGCGCACATAGAATTACTTTTAATGAGCGTATAGAAGAGTTTAAGTCTGTTGTTAATGCTAGCTCTGCAGCTATTCATGTGTTTGAAAATGTTCAAGCGTACAGTGAGTTCAGACAGCGCCCGAATAGACCGTTAATTCGTGGTGTTGATTTTGGGTTAGCTTAGGTGATCTCTCATGTCTGAGATAACAAGATTTCCCTTCAGAGTCTCATCACAAACTAGAACAAGTAACATATTTCGTATTAGGGGACAGCGGTCACGCTGGTTCTATCCCGATCAACGACTTACTCCTGAGCACTGTGAGATCATGCGTAATATTGACCTCTCGGAAAGGGGCGTAGCACACAGTCGTTATGGATATGGGGATTACACTAATCAAGGGCAACTTACTGGCGGTGAGCCTGTTACCGGTCTTAAAGAGATAGTATATTCTAATGGGACGAAGAAACGTGTTGTTGTTACGCCCACTAAAGTTTATACTGACAGCGGAACTGCGCGTGCAGATATAACTGGTACAGCTCTGACTGCTACAGGGCAGGATCGTGTTCAGTTTGCCTTTCTCAAGGATCAGTTAATTATCAATAATGGTGTGGATAATGTCCGTGTTTGGGATGGTGCTGCTGCCAATACAAGCGTATTAACACCTGTTCCGTGGACTAAAACAAAGGGAATATTCACACATAAAAACCTTTTAATTGCGTTTGGCTCTACGGAGAGTGGTACATATCACCCAACGAGAGTTCGGTGGTGTGACATTAGTAGACAGACGTACGAAGTTGATATAAATAATTGGCCTGAGAATAACCGGTATGAGATATATGATGGGGGAGCCGCTATTGTTGGGGCTGTTGATAACTGGGGAACGTCATTAGTCTTCAAAGAAGATGGACTTTATCCCGGTGAGATATTTTATGATCAACTTGGTTTCTTTGATTATCGGTTGTCTACGCCCATAAGGGGATTTTCTCCGATAGCACAACACTCAATTATAGCTCGTCCTGAGTTTGTTTGTGGTCTAGCGCAAGAAGGCATTTTTGTTATCCGTCCAGATTTAAGTTTTGAAATTGCTAATACGGATGACACAACAGATTTCTTTAAGTTAAACCAGACGCAGCTAAGGAACTGTGTTGCATATGTCAGAGAGCGTGAGCATCAAGTACGTTTTCTTGCTTCTGATACTACGTCGGGATTTAACAAGGTTATTGTGTGGGACTGGGAGACTGGGGATACGTGGATTGACTTGCCGTCTGATACTTTGAATTATGCGGCAAGAATAGTTGATGACAGTAATGTAGAGCGTGATCTTATTGGAACACTTGATGGGTTCCTTTATGAGGGGAATAACAGTGCTTATAGTACTGATGCCGGTACTGGATTTACATGGCGCATAAAGATGAGCCCAAATGACTTGGGAATGCCCGGTAAAAGTAAGCATATACTTAACATTAGGACACTCTACCGAAAGCGTGCCGGACAGCAAAACATAACCTTTAGAGCTAACTTTGATGAGGGTAGAAGTAGCTCGTATGAGGAAGTTATTACAGTTGGTACGGGATTGCAGTGGAACGAAGGCAATCTGTATAACGCAGGTCTAAAGTGGCCCGGGGCTGGAGCACTAAGAGCTGATATTTTTGTTAATCGTGTGTGTGAGACAATAGCACCTGAGTGGACAGGTGATGACCCAGCTAGCATTGAGGGTTATATTGTTGAGTACATAGCCTTAGAAGGATAACTTTGTCTCAATTCGTTACACAGTAGGAGAAAACGATGGCAACAGTTACACGTCCAGCCGTCCCGCTGCCTAACCCCGGTGATGACATTGACGCGGAACAGGTACGAGATTGGATAAATAACTTATTAAGTTTTATTGAAAGTACTAATATTGATGAGGCGAATGTTGACCTCACAGGTGAAGATGGTATTGTAGGTAAAAGTACCTCTCAAGTTATAACTGGATTAAAGACATTTGAGAGTAACGCGGCAGCTGCTGGTGGTGTGCGTGAAGTTCTTCAGCTGGGTATTGATCCTTCTTCGGGTACGGCTGCTGACAATGATGGCGGTAGAATTACATTCTACGCTGATGATGATGCTGGAACAGAAACTGATATAGCCAGTCTTGACTGGGTTTTGTCTGATGCTACTAACGCAAGTGAAGACAGCCGCGTAGAATTTAAAGCTCTGCTCGGTGGGGCATTGGGAACAGTTTACTCCGGTGGTTATAGCAACGCAGCGGCAGGCTCTCATACTTTTACAGTTCGTGATACAGCTGCAGCTAGCACTCTTGACGCTTTTGTATTTCAGTGGGACCCGGATTCGGGAACTGCTCTTGATAATCAAGGTGTTGCATTAGCCTTTAAAATGGCTGATGATGCTGGAGTTCAGACTAACTTTGCCACAATAGATGTTGTTGCTACTGATGTTAGTGATACGTCTGAAGATTCTAAGTTTGTTTTTAATGTTTTATCTGGGGGAGCTGAAAGTGCCGCCCTTACGGTTGACGCATCGACTGTTGCTGTTGCGGGAAATTTGACTGTAGGTGGGACACTTACTCTCACGGGTGGATTGACTCTTAACGGCAATGTTACTGTAGGTGATAGTGCTAGTGATACGCTCACTATAAACAGCACAATTACTAGCAATCTTCTTTTTACTGATGCTACGTATGATATAGGCGCAAGTGGTGCTACACGCCCCCGTGACCTCTTCTTGAGCCGCAATGCAGTAATGGGTGGCACGTTAGGCGTAACTGGCCTCATCACAGCTACAGGTGGCGTGAGTGGTGCGCTGACAGGGAACGTGACTGGTAATCTTACTGGCAATGTGACTGGAAACGTCACAGGCAACCTAACAGGCGATGTCACGGGAAATATCAGCGGCAAC